GGTGATTAGGACCCCGAAAGAAATCTAGAGACACGATTTGTGAAAGCTGATGTTGAGGAATTTCCGATTAGACAAGGTTTCGCGCCGATGTCAGTAAGATCGGGCTGCGCCATAATGACACCGCTCGGCAGTGATGCGGGACTATAAATGAGCCAGGTAACAGCCGATCAAACTGGCTGGCGCAGTTTACTAGATTTGCCCATCCGGGTTTTTTAGCGTATTTCGGGACCTGATGGATAAGAAGAACTCTACAGGCGGCGTGATCCTTGGATCGTCTTACGACGAAGCCCGCACCCGCAAGATCAACGCCGAGGCTGAGATCGCTGAGCTTGAGCTTCAGCGGATCAAGGCGACCATGTGCTTCACCGCCGATGTGGTGAAAGCCTGGGAGAGCGTTCTTCATGCCTGCCGTGCGAAGCTACTGGCTGTCCCGGTGAAGATGGCCCCGATTGTGTCGGGCATTTCGGACACTGGCGTCATCAAGGATAGGCTCGAAGACGCAATCCGCGAGGCGCTGGAAGAACTGGCGAACTACAACCCTAGCGTTGACCCCGTTGCGACCGGCACTGTGGCCCCTGTTGATGGTGACGCGGCCCCGGCTCCGAAGAAGCGTGGTCGCCCGCGCAAGATTGATAAGCTCAAAGAATGATCGACCTCGATCCCACGATCCGGGCGGAAGCACTGAGCCAGATGGCTGGTGCGATGCGCCGCCTGACTCCGCCCCCGCGTTTGAGCGTGGCGGAATGGGCTGACGCTGAACGGCGTCTCGACAGTCAATCGTCGGCTGAGCCTGGGCGATGGTATACTTCACGCGCCGAGTACCAGCGTGGGATCATGGATGCCTGCTCTGACCCAGCCGTCCGCGAAGTGGTGGTGATGTGCGGGACGCAATCTGGCAAGTCCGAGGCGATCCTGAACACCATTGGCTACCATATGCACCACGATCCCTGTCCGATCTTGGTGATGCAGCCGACCGTGGACATGGCGCAGGCGTTCTCAAAGGACCGCGTCACCGCCGGTCTGATCCGTCCAACTCCGGCCCTGCGCGGGCTGGTTAATGATAGCAGGGCCAAAGATGCCAATAATACGACTTTGCATAAGGTGTTTCCTGGTGGCGCTCTGTCTCTTGTTGGCGCTAACAGTCCATCTTCCCTTGCTTCTCGTCCTATTCGTGTTGTCCTATGCGACGAAGTGGACCGATACCCTCCGTCAGCAGGCGAGGAAGGCGATCCAATTTCTCTGGCAAAGCGGCGCGCAGCCACCTTCTGGAACCGGAAGGTAATTCAGGTTTCGACCCCGACCAATCGGGGCGCAAGCCGGATTGAGGATGCCTATAACGAGACGGACAAGCGCAAATTCTACGTCCCCTGCCCGCACTGTGACCACCGCCAGCTTCTTCAATGGTCCAACGTCCAGTGGCAGGACGATAACCCAAAGACCGCCCGCTACCATTGTATGGAGTGCGGCACCGGCTGGACCGAGAGTGATCGCCATGCTGCGGTTGCGAAGGGCGAGTGGATTGCCGAGGCACCTTTCAACGGCGCTGCTGGCTTTTGGTTCAATGCGCTCTACTCGCCCTGGGTCGATCTGGTGGATACGGTCGAGGAATTCCTTGCCTGCCGCAAGGACCCGATGCGGCTCAAGACCTTCGTCAACACGATCTTGGCTGAGACTTGGGAAGATCAGGGTGACGGTGTTGATGATTATGCCGTGGCGCAGAGGAAGGAAGATTATGACGGCATTCCAGAGGATGTTGTTCTGCTCACTGCTGGCGTTGACGTTCAGGATGACCGTCTGGAAGTCGAAATTGTCGGCTGGGGCGCAGGCGAAGAAAGCTGGCAGATCGACTATCATGTGATCTACGGCGATCCGTCCAGCCCCCAGCTATGGGCGCGGCTCGATGAAATCCTTCTGGCGACCTATGAGCATCCCATTGGTGAGCCGATGCTTATCCGCTCGACCTGTATCGACTCCGGTGGTCACCATACGCGGGCGGTCTATAACTATGCCAAGACCCGCGCAGGCCACCGCGTTTTCGCTATCAAGGGGGTCGGCGGTGAGGGCAAGCCGATTGTCGGTCGCCCGTCCAAAAACAATATCGGCAAGGTCCCGCTATACGCCATTGGCGTAGATACCGCGAAGGAACTGCATTACGCCCGGCTGCGGATCGATGAGCCGGGACCAGGTTACTGCCACTTCCAGGCAAAGCGCGATGACGAATACTTCCGGCAGCTTACGGCGGAAAAGCAAGTCATCAAATATCACAAGGGCTATCCGGTGCGAACGTGGATCAAAACCCGCACCAGAAACGAGGCTTTGGACGTTCGAGTCTACGCGATTGCGGCCTTTCACATATTAAATGTGAATATGGATAGCATCGTGCGGCGGTTTTATGCTAATGTGGAACGTAGGGCGGAGCTTCCAGCCAAGAAACAGACTGAGAAGCCTCATCCGTTGGCTAAGCCGAGAGCGGCAAGGCCGAAGGGCGGTTTCGCTAATAACTGGCGTTGAGGGCTAATGGCTAACCTGTTTGATGAGAGCAATGCCCCCGAAGGCGAACCGCTGAAGGTCGTTGTTGGCGATTTCATCCAGTGGAAGAAGACGGCGCTGGCCGAAAGCTACCCGCCTGCCCAGTATTCGGCTCAGTATGTGGCGCGGATCACCGCTGGCGGCTCGACCGAAATCCAATTGGTCGGTATCGAACGCGATAGCTACTATCTCTTCCAGGTCCCCAGCGCGACCTCAGAAGCATTCACTGCTGGCTTCTACCATTGGCAGCTTGAGGTCATCCAGACTTCGACCGGAAATCGCATCGTCGTGGAGCGCGGCGAGTTCGAGGCTATCCCCGACCTCGATAGTAACGGCGCTGACCCGCGTTCCCATGCAGAGATCATGCTCGACAAGATCGAGTCGCTGCTTGAGGGCCGTGCCGACAAGGATGTGAGCAGCTATAGCATTCAGGGCCGGTCGATCTCTAAGATGAGCATTGCTGACCTTTTGCAATGGCGCGATTATTACCGTAAGGAATTGGTGAAAGAGCGTCGAGACAACGCAATTGCTCTCGGAAAGCCGACCAAGACCACGATGAAGGTGCGATTCCTATGAGCCTTTGGCGAGAGATTTTGGGGCTTCCGCAAAAGCCTGGCGCTGCGCCGATGCGTAAGCGCGGCTACCATGCAGCCAACACTGGCCGTTTGTTCGCCGACTTCATGGCCTCTAGCAAGAGCGCCGACAGCGAACTGAAGCCCGATCTCGTCATCATGCGCAACCGGGCGCGCGCTCTGGCCCGCGATGATGTCTATGTGAAGCGTTATCTCGGCCTGCTCGAAACCAACGTGGTTGGTGACAAGGGCGTCACCCTACAGGTGAAGGCCCGCAACACTGATGGCAGCCTCGATGTGATCGGGAACGACATCATCGAGAACGCCTGGTTCCAGTTTGGCCTCAAGGGCGACTGCACCGCCGATGGCCGTCTGTCGTGGGTCGATCTGCAAAAGCTGGTCATGACCACGACCGCCCGCGATGGCGAAATCTTCATTCAGATCGTCCGCAACCGCGCCTTTGCGCACGGCATGGCGTTCCATCCGGTCGAAGCTGACCAGATCGACGAAATGAAGAACGAGCGGCTGCGCAACGGCCACGAAATTCGCATGGGTATCGAGGTTGACTCGAACCAGCGTCCGGTCGCGTACTGGGTCAAGCCGCGTCACCCCGGCGATTATGATTTTTCGTCGATCAGCCAGAACCCGTCGATCCGTATCCCGGCCAAGGACATCATCCATGTCTACCGGCAGGAACGCGCCGGTCAGACCCGTGGTGAGCCGTGGATGGCTCCGGCCATGAGCCAGTTGAAGATGCTGAACGCTCACCGCGAGGCAGAACTGGTTGCCAGCCGCATGGCTGCATCGAAGATGGGCTTCTTCATCTCGGACAACGGTGAAGACGCCCCGGCAGACGATTACGATAACTCGGTGCCGATCATCGACGCTGAGCCGGGCACGTTCCACCAGCTTCCCAACGGTGTTGATTTCAAGCCGTTCGATCCCAGCCATCCGGCGACTGCCTTTGCTGAGTTCCAGAAGGGCATCCTGCGCGGGATCGCTTCCGGTCTGGCTGTGTCCTACGCCAGCCTGTCGAACGATCTGGAAGGCACTTCCTATAGCTCTATCCGCCAGGGCGCGCTGGAAGAGCGTGACGCCTACCGGATGATGCAGCAGTTCCTGCTCGATCACTTCATCATCCCGGCCTACTCGGCTTGGCTGATGCACGTTATGGAATTCGGCTTCATTCCGATCCCGGCGACCCGGTTCGACAAGTTCTTCAACGCCACCAGCTTCCGCCCGCGCGGCTGGCAGTGGGTCGATCCGCAGAAGGAAATCAACGCAGCCGTTCAGGCGATGCATAATGGCATCATGTCGATGCAGGATGTGTCGAACCAGTATGGCCGCGACATCGAAGAAACCTTCAGCCAGTGGCAGCGCGATCAGGAACTGGCTAACCAGTTCGGCCTGACGCTGGCCTTCTCGCCCTTTGGCGGCAATGAACAGGCGAAGGGAGCAGACGTTGTCCAGCCTCAAGCCGACTGAAGGCATGAAAGAAGAGGCCCAGCGCGGCCTCGATTGGCGGCGTGAATTCGGTCGCGGCGGCACTGAGGTTGGCATTGCCCGTGCCCGCGACATCGTCAACGACCGTGAGCTTTCTCCTGAGACGGTGAAGCGGATGTACAGCTTCTTCAGCCGCCATGAGGTGGACAAGGAAGCAGAAGGCTTCCGTCCCGGCGAAGAGGGCTATCCGTCGAATGGTCGCATTGCCTGGGCGCTCTGGGGCGGTGACGCTGGTTATTCGTGGTCAAAGGAAAAGGTTGCCAGCATGAAGGAAGATCGGGCTGCGCCTGACGCGCTGAAGGTCGGCGATTTCGTCGAATGGAATTCGTCTGGCGGCAAAGCCCGTGGTCAGATCGAGCATATCATGCGCGAAGGCACCTTGGGAATCCCCGATAGCGAGTTCTCGATTGAGGCGACCGAGGAAGACCCGGCGGCTCTGATCCGCATCTATCGGGATGGCGAACCTACCGAAACGCTGGTTGGGCACCGTTTCTCGACGCTCACCAAGATCGCCGCGATCCGTTCGATTGATGAAATGCGTCCCTATCCCAATGAACACGCTGCCCGTCTGAAAGACCCCAGCAAATACGAAAGCTTCCGCCGCAAGAACAATGAAGGCGGCGAAGGAATCGACTTCATCTATGGCATTTTGCCAGAAGGCGGCACTGAGCTTCAGGCCATCCGCTTCGACAAAAACCGCTTCACTCCGGCAGAAGCCAAGGCTTGGTTGAATGACCATGACTTTAAGGCTATACTGTTCGAGGAAGCCACTGGGGAACGCAACGTGTCTGAGCAGCTTGAAGAGCGCATGAAGGTGAAGATCGAGGTCGAAATCGACACCGATGAAACGCCTGACGCGGAAATGCCTGAGCCTGAAGGCGAGGTTATCAATCCCGAAGACGTTCTGATGGGCGAAGACGAAGCCGACCGCAAGAATGTGGTCGATCTTGAGCGCCGGGCTACCAGCCTCGACGCCCGCGCCATCGACGAAAAGAAGCGGACCGTTGACATCGCCGTTTCCTCGGAACTGGCTGTTGCGCGCTCGTTCGGTAATGAAATTCTGGTCCATGAGCAGGGTGCCATCGATATGGCATTCATCGCTTCGGGCCGTGCGCCGCTCCTGCTTGACCATGATATGGAGAAGCAGATCGGCGTGATCGAATCCGTGGAACTCTCTGGCGACAAAGTGCTTCGGGCCAAGGTCCGGTTCGGGCGCTCTGCTCTTGCCCAGGAAGTCTTCCAGGATGTTGTTGACGGTATCCGCTCGAACGTCTCGGTCGGCTATCGGGTCAACAAAATGGAGCGGTCCCCGACCGACAAGGACTCGTACCGTGTCGTTTCGTGGTCGCCCCTTGAGGTATCTGTCGTTTCGATCCCTGCTGACCCGTCAGTCGGTGTGGGTCGCAGCGCGGCTGCTCTCGAACCCAAACCCACTGTTGAACCATCCATCCGAAAGGAAGCCAAAATGGCTGACGAAGTGAATCTGGATGCGGTTCGGGCCGAAGCTGCTGAAGCTGCTGCCCGTAATGCCGCTGCCATCATCGACCTGGGCGTCCGTCACAACAAGCGTGACCTCGCCGATGCTGCTATCAAGTCGGGCAAGAGCCTCGAACAGTTCCGTGGTGAGCTGCTCGAAGTGATCGGCACTGACAAGCCGCTGGAAAACCAGAACATTGGCCTGAACAAGAAGGAAGCTCGTGGCTTCTCGATCGTTCGCGCCATCGCCGCTCTCTCCAACCCCGGTGACCGCCGTCTGCGTGAAGCTGCCGCCTTCGAATTCGAAGCCTCGGAAGCTGCTGCTCAGCGTTATGGCCGCTCGGCTCAGGGCCTCATGGTCCCGGTTGACGTTCTCGGCGTCTGGAAGCAGCGCGACCTGAACACCTCGGACGACAACGAAATCGTTGCCACCAACCTGATGGCTGGTGACTTCATCGACGTTCTCCGTAACTCGGCCTCGGTGATGCAGGCTGGTGCCCGCATGATGCCGGGTCTGGTTGGCAATGTCGCCATCCCGAAGAAGACCGCTGCCTCGGCTGGCGGCTGGATCAGCAGCGAAGGCGGTGCGTCGAGCGAATCGGAGCCGACCTTCGGCACCGTCAGCCTGACGCCGAAGACCGTTGGTGCGTTCACCGACATGACCCGTCAGCTTATCCTTCAGTCGACTCCTTCGGTCGAAGCTCTGGTTCGTGACGACCTCACCCAGGCTCTGGCTCTGGCTATCGACAAGGGCGCGCTGGAAGGTTCGGGTTCGTCGGGTCAGCCGACCGGCATCCTGAACACCTCGGGCGTGAACAAGCCGACTGCCTTCGCCGCAGCCGTGCCGACCTTCGCCGAAATGGTGGCTCTGGAAACCGCCGTTGCCGAAGACAACGCTCTGATGGGCAACCTGGCCTACATCACGGACGCTGCCACCTACGGCGGTCTGAAGACCAAGGCCAAGGACGCTGGTTCGGGCATGTTCGTGATCGAAAACGGTCAGGCCAACGGCTACAACGTGATCCGTTCGCAGCAGTGCACCGCCGGGAACGTCTACTTCGGTAACTTCTCGGACCTGCTGATCGGTATGTGGGCCGGTCTGGACCTGACGGTTGACCCGTACACCGCTTCGTCGAGCGGTACGGTTCGCATCGTCGCTCTCCAGACGGTTGACGTTGCCGTGCGTCATGCTGTGTCGTTCGCCTACAACAACGACACCGTGTAATAGGGCGTGGGGGCGGCTTCGGTCGCCCCCTAACCTTTGGAGGTTTAAATGGTATTGTCTACTAGCTCGATGGTGAGCCAAAATTCGGAGAAGGTCATGGGCAAGTACAAGTGCATTCGCGGCGTGGTTACCAGCAAGGGTCCGGTCCAATCTGGCGACATTGTTGAGCTTTCGGCCTATGAAGCGAAGCAGCTTGCTGGCAAGTTCGTTGCCGTTGAAGATGCGCCTGCCCCTGTGCGCGTGGCGGCTGCCCCTGAGATCGAACACCGCGATCCGGTGATCGAAACCCCGAAGCGGGGCCGTCCGCGTGGGCGTTGAGAGCGCCGCTGATATTCTCGACTTCTTTGAAGTCGATGACTTCGCGGAAACGGCGACCTATACGCCTGTGGGCGGGTCTGCCTCGACCGTGACGGGCATCTTTGATGCTCCGCAGGCCAGCCGCAATGCCACCGACATGATGGACATCACGATCCCGGCCCCGCAGTTCGTCTGCCGCACGGTTGATGTGCCTAACGCTGCCGATGGCGATAGCATCGTGATCCGAGCAGTCACCTATTATGTTCGCGTTGTCCTGACGGATGGCACGGGCGTCAGCACCCTGCTGCTGGAGAAGGCATGAGCCACGTTCGCAACCAGATCAGGAACCGCATTGCCACCCTGGTGACGGGTCTGCCTGTCACTGGGGCGAACGTCTATAAGATGCGCAAGTACGCTCTGGACGATTCCAAGCTACCCGCGATCTGCGTCTACACGACCGATGAAAGCAGCAGCCTGATTACGGTTGGTACTCGCACTCTGCGCCGCGTCATCAACGTCATGGTTGAGGTGCTTGCCAAGGGATCGAGCGTGACGATCTCAGACACCATCGACAACATCTGTATCTCGGTGGAAGAGGCCATTGCCGCTGACTTCAGTCTGAACGGTCTGGCGAAGTCCACGATCCTGAGCTCAACAGAAACCGATGTTAACATCGAAGGTGAAAACGGGATCGGCTCAGCCCGGTTGGTTTACGCAGTCGAGTATGTTACAAGCATTGATGATGTGGAGACTGCCCGGTGAAGATGATCCCCGTCTATAACGCCGCTGGCGACAAAATTCTGGCTTGCGCCTGTGATCTGGAGTATTACCAGAGCATTGGGTGGAAGCCCGAAGAACCGGCTAAGGAAATCCCCAAAGCCAAGTCCAAAACCACCAAGGAGGCTGAGTAATGGCTACTCACACTGGCAGTGAAGGCACCGTCAAGGTGGGTGCCAATGCAATCGCCGAAATTCGTTCTTACTCCATCGAGCAGACCTCGGACACCGTGGAAGACACCACGATGGGCGATGCCTGGCGCACTCACAAGAGCACGCTGAAGTCGTGGACCGGCACCGTCGATGTGTTCTGGGACGAAACCGACACCACCGGCCAGGCCGCTCTGGTCGTTGGCGCTGAAGTGACCGCAAACTTCTATCCCGAAGGCTCGACCACTGGCGATGCCTATCTGTATGGCACTGCCATCGTGACGGGTAAGACGGTTTCGGCCAGCTTCGACGGCATGGTTGAATCGACGATCACCCTTCAGGGCACTGGCGCGCTTACCACGGGGACCGCTGCGTAACTTTAATTGAAAGGAATAAGTATGAGCATTGCAAAGCGTATCGCCGAGCGCACTAACCAGAAGCGCAGCATTGAAGTTCCAGCATGGGGGGAGCCGGGTAGTCCTGAAAAGGTCTACTTCGGTCCCCTGCTGGCCGGTGAACTGAACCGGATTCAGCGCAAGCACCCTAGCTTCCTTCAGTCGGCCTCTTTCGAGGCGATGGTTGAGCTTATCATCCTGAAGGCTGAGAACGGCCAAGGTGAAAAGCTCTTCACGCTGGAAGACAAGCCGATCCTGATGCGCGAACAGGTCGAAATCATCTCGACTGTGGCTGCTGAAATGATGAGCAGCCAGAGCCAAGAGGAACTCGAAAAAAACTGAGAAACGATCCGCTGAGGTTTAATTTGATAACCTTGGCGGATCGCCTCGGCAAAACAATCGCAGAGATTGAAGAAATCTCAATAAGCGAGTACAACGAATGGGTCGCCTACTTCAAGGTCGATAGCGAAAGGCAGAAGCGTGGCCCAGCAAAACCTTGATTTCAACATCGTTGCCCATACCAAGGGTATGGAAGCCATCGCCACGATGATTAATCGGGTCGGTGCGCTTGAGGCTGAAACCAAGCGCCTTGCTGCTGCTAATGCCACGCTTTCGTCCTCGACCGATGCGGTGATCCGCAATGGCGTCCGCTACAACAACGCTATGGACGCACAGTCCCGCCAGCTTCGCCAAGCCCGCCAGGGTACGCAGCAGCTTGGGATGCAGATCAACGACTTTGCGACCTCGGTTTCGAGCGGCTCTAGCGTGACGCAGGCGCTTACCCAGCAGTTGGGTCAGGTCGGCTACGCAATGTCTATGATGGGCGGGGCTGCTGGAAAGATTGGCTCGTTCCTTGCTGGGCCGTGGGGCGCTGCCGTTCTTATCGGGGCAATGGCGCTTGGGCCGATTATCGACAAGTTGTTTCAGAGCGGGGAAGCGGCAGAGGAAGCTGCTCAAAAGCATTATAAGTATCTTGATGCCGTTTCTGCTGGTAACATGGCTGAACTTATCAAGGCAGAAGGTGAACTAACTAAGCTGCAAGAGCGGCGAATGGTTATTGGCACAAAGGCCGATAAGGCCAATCGCGGGCTTTTGTTTGGCGGCAATTTGATTCCCAAGTCTCCTAAGGCGGAGATGGAGGAAATCGACCAGCAAATTCGCTGGATGCAGCTTGCGGTTAATCGCGGCAATAAGGCGCGCGAAGACCTCGCGAAAATCAACCGAAAGACTGTAGAGGCCGCAAGGAGCGGTGGTCGTGCCGCGTCTACGGCGGCGCAGAAGATTACACCTGATATGTCCAAGGTCGATCTGACCAAGGTCGAGGGTTCTCAGAAATTTATCAGCGACATCATCAAAAAGGGTGAAGCTGAATGGGCGGCATATCTTGAAAAGGGGTCAGGTGTCGCCGCATCTGCCATGTCAACCATTGTTGACATCAATGAAATGGCGATGGCATCCGTTGAGACGCTCGGCGATGCTTCTAGCAAGGGATTTGTTGATCGGTATCAGGAAATCCAGAATGCCTTCACAAGCATTGGCAATGCCGTAAATAATTCCTTCAAGGGAATGCTTACTGGTGCAATGTCTTGGAAGGACGGCATGAAGGGTATCATCACTGCCGTGATCGATGAGCTTTGGAAGCTCTATGTGGTGCAGCAGATCGTTGGTTTCGTCAGCAGGGTAGTTGGTGCCGCAACTGGCTTTGGCGGCGGCGGTGGTATGCCTACCGCATATGGCGCGGCAACGTCTGTTGGGCTTGATCTATCATCCGGCCCCAAGCCGTTCTTTGGTCCGGAATTTGCCAATGGTACAGTTAACGCCCCTGGCGGCTTGGCTCTTGTCGGCGAACGCGGCCCTGAGCTTGTCAATCTTCCGCGCGGCTCTCATGTTATCCCTGCCCACCGTACTCAGAACATGATGGGCGGTATTAACGTGAGCGTCGATGCCCGCGGCTCTTCTGATCCGGCTGCTGTCCGCGCTCAGGTTCAGCAGGGCATCCTTGAGGCTGCTCCGGCCATTATCGCGGCTGCTCAGAACCGCACGGTTCAGGGCCTGCGCCGTCCGCGCCTTGGGGGTGCAATGCAATGACCACTATTACCTTCCCTTCGACCCCTAAGCCGCAGACCATGTCATGGCGGCTGGTGCAGCCGTCTCAGAATAACGTCTCTGGATGGACCGGCAAGCGCCAAGTCCTTGTCTCCGGTCGCGGCTGGTGGGAATGCGAGATCACGATGCCGCCCATCGTTGGGTCGGCCAATGTCAATCCTTGGCGGGCGTTCCTTGCCAAGACGCAGGGATCGGCCAATGACTTTCGCATCCCGGTCGATCCGACTGCTCAGTCCAGCCTGTCGAATACGGTCCTGACCAATGGCGCAAGCCAAACTGGCCGCTCCATTGCAACTGACGGCTGGCCCAATTCAACCACGGTGCTGGTTGCCGGTCAGTATGTCACCATCAACGACCAGCTTCTCCAACTGACCGCAGATGTCACCAGCAATGGCTCTGGGCAGGCAACCCTGACTGTCGAGCCGCCTGTGCGCCAGCCAGTGGCTGACAATAGCGCGGTTGAGTACAAGAATCCCTATTGCTTGATGTACCTGAATGAGAAGCCATCGCTCTCGCAGGAGCCGGGTTACGTCTACAGCTTCAGCCTGAGCCTTCGGGAGTCCTTCTAATGGTTGACGCCACGACCCAGGCTGCGCTTGAAGCGCCGGTCGTATATTGGCGCGCCCTGATCTATGCCGACATTGACGGTGACGTTCTGCGGGCAACCAGCGGGTTGTATGATCTGACGATCTCTGGATCAGGTGATGCTGAGCTTGATGGAACCTATGAGGCGTACAGCCACAACGTGATCGAGGTCGGCACGGTTAAGCACAATGAAACCGGCTCTGATACCGTTGCGATTACGCTGAACGGTATGCTGGTTAATTTGGATCCGATCTTGGAGCGTGACGGCGATCAGATTTTTGATCGCTGGAATAGCAACATCCTTGTTCGCACCTCTGATCTGCTCAATGTGATCGGCGACAAGACCAGGTGGCAGGGGCGCGCAGCGCGGCTGTGGTTCTACTGCACCGATGAGAACGAAAACCAAGTCGGGTCGATTGTGCCTTATTATACCGGCTACATGAACGACATCGTTATCTCTGGATCGCCAGAGGCTCAAAGCATCACTCTGACCATTGAGAACTATCTGGCATCGCTGGCTGGCGCTCCAAACCAGACCTATATGATGCAGAACACCTTCGATCCTAATGATCAGAGCGCCAATGCCACGCTGGGCGCCGCCAACGGCCTTGGCGGTGGATCGGGCAGTGGCCTTAGCACCGGAATGGGCGCATACTGGGGCAGTGGCGGCGGTACTGATGTGAGGATGGTATGAGGCTCTCCGATTGGGAAACGAGGCTGTCGGATTATATCTCCGAAAAGCGCCATGAGCCTTTTGCGTATGGCAAGAACGATTGCTGCACCTTCGCGCTTGGCGCAGCCCAGGCAATTACCGGCGTCGATCCGATGCCTGAGTTTCGCGGCAAGTACGACACCCTGATTGGCAGCGTCCGCGCGCTGAAAGAAATTGGTGCGGGCGATCTGGAATCCACGATGGACACCAAGTTTCCGGAGATCGGGATTGGCTTTGCCCAGCGCGGCGACCTCGCTTTCTTTGACGGCTCTGTTGGTGTAGTAATGGGGTCGTTCGCATGGTTCGTCTCAGACAATGGTCTGGAACGGGTTCCGCGTTCGATGTGGGATAAGGCGTGGAGCGTGGGCCGTGGGTAAAATCCTAAAAATTGCGGCTGCAATCGCTGTTGCATACTTTGCCCCGCAAATTGCTGGATTTATTCTCGGTGCTGGTGCGGCCACTGCCACCGTTACCGCTGTGACCTCTGCTATCATGGCGATGGGCGCAACTGTGGCGCTTTCTACTGCCTCTCAGATGATTATGGGCAGTGGGGTTCCAAAGACCCAGCTTTCCCGTCTTAATGTCAGCCTGGACACCACCACGCCGCGTAAGGTGGTTCTTGGCACGACCGCCATGAATCTCGATCTTCGCTATCATGAGGCCAGCGGCACCAATCAGGAATATATTGACTACATCATTTGCGTTGCGGCGCATAAGGTTAAGTCGATTGACGAAATCTGGTTTGAGGAAAAGCTGGCTTGGACTGCGTCGAGCGGCGTCACCTCTACCTATTCTGGCTATCTGACGGTCGCAACGCGCACCGAAGGCAATTCGTCAAACTATATCTCTATCAACGGTGGCGCGCGTTGGGGCGCTAACACTACGTTGACCGGCTGCGCCTATGTGCATCTTAGGGTGAAGCGTACCGGCGCTGACAGCAAGACCGAAAGCCCGCTCGTTAACGGCCTTCCCAGCCGCGTTACGATCATTGGTGATGGCGCGCTGCTTTATGATCCGCGCCTCGACAGCACTGTGCCTGGCGGCTCTGGTAGCCATCGCGCTGACGATCAGACGACTTGGGGGACCTATTCGGACGCGGATCAGACCGACAACCCGGCGCTGCAACTGCTCTTCTGGCTGCTCGGCTGGAAGATCAACGGCAAGACCTCGATTGGCTGCGGTGTGCCTCCGAGCCGGATTGACCTTGAGTCCTTCATCACTGCGGCCAATATCTGCGACGAAACCGTCATCCTCGCCACTGGCGGGAGCCAGAAGCGTTATCGCACCTCTGGTACGGCCTCAGATGCCGATGACCGCATGAGCGTCATCAATTCATTCCTGTCCTGCATGAACGGGAGCCTGCGCGATAACAATGGCAAGCTCTCGCTACAGGTCATCAAGAACGATCTGGCCGACTATGTGCTGGATTTCGATGAGAGCGACATTCTCGGCGAATTTGAGTGGAACCAGACGCGCGGCCTGACCGAAACCTATAACAAGGCCCGTGGCCGCTTTGTCGATCCGTCAGGCAACAGCCTCTACCAACTTGCCGATTACCCGGAAGTTGGTTTCGACAGCCCGGATGGCATCGAGCGCGTGATGACGCTTGATCTGGGCTATGTCGAAGATGGTCGCCGCGCCCAGCGGATCGCCAAGCAAGTTCTTCAGCGCAATCAGTATCGCGGAATGTTCTCGGCAACATTTAGCGCAAAGGCGCAGGGCTGCGCGGTCGGCGATGTGGTGCGTCTGTCGTTTGCATCGCTCGGCTGGTCGGTGAAGCTCTTCCGCGTTGTCAGCCAGGAAATCCGCTTTGACGGTCAGGTGCCAATGGCACTGGTTGAGGAAAGCGCGGACATCTACAAGTGGGATGCTGACGATGTGGCTCCGGTGACCCCGGCTGCACCGACGATCTACGATCCGCTCAACAACCCGTACATCCTCGGCACTTTGCAGGCGTCCAGCCGCCATGAGCCTGCCGATACTGCGGCGACCTTCACCGCTAACTATCAGGGTACGCTCGACGCTGGGCAGCTTCCGCGAAACATCCAGTTCAAGCGGTATCGCGGCACGGCGGATGTGTCTTCGACCGCAACCTGGTCGATTGTCAGCCAGACCGGCATTTCGGGCGGCACTGTGACCGTCACCAATGGTGTGGTCACCATCCCCAGCGGCGTCATTATCTCTTCGTCGGCTGAGATCATTGTCAAATCGACCGCAGATAGCTTCGATGTGACCAGCCGGGTTGGTGTGACCCGGATTGATGCTGCTCCGCCTAGCACGGGTGGTGGCGCTTCGGCAGGCACGACCGTCAACGACAGCACCTTCGATAGCGTTAGCGGCACCACGCTGGTGGCGATCTCGGACATCATGACCGTGAAGACCGGATCGGCTGGGACCATCACCTTCTCGGCCCCGCTGGATATCTATGCCGCTGCTGCGGCCAATGCTGGCACCTTCGGCGCAATTGCCCAGTGGAAGTATCGCCCGGTTGGCGGCAGCTTCTCGAATGCTGGCTCTCAGGCTGACGATGTCTTCCCCTGCATCATCTATGCGGAAGAAGGCTTCTACTACATGGAGCAGGGCTATATCAGCGTCAGCGCCACGGTGACCGGCCTTACCGCCAGTACTGATTACGAAGTCCAGCTATTCGCTGCGCGCGATAGCTCTTCTCCTGCAAAAACCATCGCCTTTGGCGGAACTGCTTCCGCTACGGGCAGCTAAGTGATAAAGGTGAGCTATGGCCTACATCTACGACCTCTCTGACACTTGGAATGCCTCTGGAACTACGTTCTTTGGCATCAAGATGAATGTCACGAATACGGCTTCGGCTTCTGGGTCGAAGCTGCTTAGCCTCCAGGTTGCCAGCGCCGAATACTTTGGGGTCGATAAGAGCGGCAACGTCCGCATTGGCAATGGCGGCGATCTTGCCATTTCGTCGGCTACCGGCGGCGATGACACTGTCCTTTACAATGATGCCGAGAACTTCTTTGTTGCCGTCAACGGTACAACCCAGTTGCACGTTTCTTCGGCTGGCAATTTCGGCGTTGGGAACACCAGCCCCGGCACCAAGTTCGATGTGACGGGCAATGTTCGCCTGTCGGGCGCAAATCCGGTGATCGAACTCAATACTGGTGGTCCGCAACTGTACGTCCCGGCGGCTGGCACCCTGGCTATTGCCTCTGGCGGCGGGATCGGTTCTCCGATTGAGCGGGTTCGCGTTGATTCTAGTGGCAATGTCGGGATCGGGACGAGTTCGCCATCTCAGAAGCTCCATGTTTCTGGCGCACAGCTTACGGTCCCCACTGCCGGATGGACTAGCGGTCAGGTTGCTTATAACTACCTAGGCGATACCAACAACGGCATCTCCGCCGCAAATGGCGGCAACACCAACGTCTTCGGCTTCAACGGCATCACGTTTAGCTCGACCGGATATGGCGGCGAGAAGATGCGCATCGACAGCAGCGGCAACGTTGGGATCGGGACAACTTCGCCGGGTGCAACCCTTGACGTTGGCGGCGGCGGCTTCCTTCAGCTTTCGTCTGGCGGCACTTCCCGTGCCAAGTTGCAGGCGGACGCTTCCCTTACCTATCTGACCGCAGAGGGCGCGCGCGCGCTTACATTCTGGACTAATAGCTCCGAACGTATGCGCATCAGCTCCAACGGCGCTATCGGAATCGGCGGCAGCGGATCAGACGCCACGCTGCACATCCAGCAGGCTTACGGCGGCTATGACCGCCTGACGCAGATTGCTCCGAATGCGGCCAGCAAGAACGCCTTCAACCTGATGGCGGCGCGCAATAGCTCCAACGTCGATCTGTGGTGGTCGTGGGGCGTTCGCAACGATAACGTCTGGGCCATCCAGCAGGGCGTCAATTATGACCTGAATAGCTCGACCGGCTTCTACTTTGACAGCGGCGGCGCGGCCTATAAGTCTGGTGGCGGCACTTGGTCGGCGACCTCGGACGCGCGGGTTAAGACCAACATCGCGCCGATCGCGGACGCGACCAGCCGCATCATGGCGCTCAAGCCTGCCAGCTTCGATTACCGCGCACCCGAAGCCCACGCTGGCCGGGTATCGGATCGCGGCTTCATCGCGCAGGAATTTGAAGAAGTCTATCCGCACAGCGTGACCGAAAGCACGACGATCAATGATGCGGAGAAGGCTCTTCTGCCGGAAGGTGAAGCTTTGAAGTCGGTCAGCCTGAACACCGACTTCTTTGCCGATCTGGTGGCTGTTGTGCAGGAACTCACCGCCCGCGTGGCGGAATTGGAAGGAAAGTAAGATGGCTGTCACCTATACTTGGACCATTGCGAAGCTCGATTGCTACCCGGAGCATGAAGGCAACACCGATGTCGTGTTCAATGCTCACTGGCTCTGCAACGGCGCTGACGGCGAATATGCCGGTAACGTCTACGGCACTCAGGCCCTGACCCTGGACCCGGAAGCGGACTTCACCCCGTTCGCCGATCTGACCGAAGCACAGGTCGTTGGCTGGGTTAAGGATGCGATGGGCGAAGAAGCTGTCGCCGCTCTTGAGGCCAATGTTGCCGAGCAGATCGAAACCGCCAAAAACCCGCCGGTTGTGAACCCGGCTCTACCCTGGGGCTAAACGATGGAAGAGCACGATCTCTGGAAGCATATTCCTGAAGGCTTGAAGCATCTCCTTGATGCCCTCTCTGTTGGCACCATGTTGGGGACGCTTTTTCAGATGCTTCCGAATATCGCTGCTCTTATCACCATCGTCTGGACGGCGATCCGAATCTACGAAACCAAGACCGTACAGGGTTGGTTGAATAAGGAGTAGGTCCATGGCGAAGGGTAACTTCGACGCCTGCCTGAAAGAAGTGCTGCTGCACGAAGGTGGCTACGTCAACCACCCGAAAGACCCAGGCGGTCGCACCAACCTCGGTGTGACCCAGCGCGTCTATGAGGAATGGATCGGCTATCCAGTTTCTGAAAAGATCATGCGGGAACTCAAGGTCGATCAGGTCAAGACGCTGTACAAAGTCAAGTACTGGGATGTCGTGCGCGGCGACGATCTGCCGCTCGGCCTCGACCTGTGCGTGTTTGATTTTGCTGTCAACGCTGGCACGGGTCGCGCCGCTCGATACTTGCAGCGGATGGTCGGAGCGCCAGAGGATGGCCTGATCGGCCCGCGCACTCTTTCGCTGGTTGCTCAGATGGTGAAGTCTCTGGGTGCAAATCACTGCGCAATGCGCTATCAGGATATGCGCCGTGACTATTATCGAATGCTCAAGACCTTCCCGACTTTTGGTAAAGGCTGGTTGCGGCGGGTGAAGGAAGTCGAGCATACCGCAATCGCTATGATCCCGAAAGGAATGACTCATGGTTAATTTCGTTGTGAGCCGTCTGCGCGAACCTTCGACCTATGCTGGCTTTGCCGGTCTGGCCGCTGCTGTTGGCATCGCT